TGGAGGGTAAATTCTGCAAGAGATGTATCTCCTGCTGCTGCTGCTGTAGAGGTGACTAACTGCAATGGGACATAATCTGATTTACCTGCCGCAGTCAATGAACCACCTGTCACACCACCAATATAGATATTTTCTGCACCTGGGTCTGAAGTAGGCATTGCGTTAGGACAAGGGGCTGTGGCTGTGTCTGGTGCGACATAAGCTGTCGTTCCATTGGTTGCCCAATAGACTGAAAGTCCTGTGTTAGGAGAGAAATCTGTTGACATCCAAAATTGCAAATTGTCAATTTTGTTGAATGTTCCACCCCAAGCACCTTTCAAATAGACTACCATTGAGTTCGTTCCTGCTGTAATAGGATTAGTATCATACTGAGCTGTCCCAGCAGTATCGTTTGCTTTGAAATTGACCAGGTTTCCGCCTGTTCCCAAAGAAGTTTCTGCTGTGGCTGCACCGTTGTATTGATACCAATTAAATGTAGCTGCTGCCATTGTTGTAATACTTAATTAATGATTATTTATGGCTCTTTACGACCATTAGAGTTTCTTACAATAAACTATACACTGCCCTTTCACGAAAATCCTCTCTGTTCCTTTTACTACCTCAAAATGTTTTTTTAATATCTCTAATATCTCATCATACTTTGTCAGGCCGAGCAGGTTGAAGTGATATTCAAATATCATTTCATCTATCGGTGTGAAATCCATTCCCTTGATTATTTCGTCTTCTGCACCTTCGCAATCCATCTTTATCTTATTAATCTTAAGGTTCTTTATTATTTCATTGATATTATCGCATTGAACTTTTGTCTTCACTGGCTTTTCTGCTGCTATTAATGAATTTCCACCAGTATTTCCTGCAGTATCTACGAAGAAAGTTCTTTTCTTATCGTTATTTCCCACTACTGCCTTATTAACTGGGTAGATATTTAAAATTCTATTTTCTTCTATATTCATTCCCAGAATCTTGAAGTTATCTTTTTCTGGTTCAAAAGTATAAACTGAATTAACTCTATCTGCTATGTCTATTGAGAATGTGCCGATATGTCCGCCAATATCCAGCCAATTATCTTTCTTATCTAAAGTTATGTGTTTGGAATATGTCTTGTTATGAATTACTTCAAATATAACTGGCAAATCTATCTTGAACTTCCTGAAATGAAAATTGAATCTCTCTGCCCAAATCTTCAAGATTCCTGTGGTGAATTCTTTTTCTACTTCCTGTAAAAGAGGAATCCATTGCTCGTCAACTATTTTATCCCAGTCGTATTGGAGCATGGCTTCTCTGGCCATCTTCCCATATTTCACTCTTAATTCTTTATTTTTATATGCTTCGGTTAAAGCATCTACTGCTTTATTTACATCTATCAAATACCATTTGTTATGTTGTGGTGTAGTCAGAGCCACTATATGGTCTGAACATGGAACTACCCATCCATGACCTCTTACCCATTCTGGCTGTGCTGAATTCTCAGGGACTATTGCTGGAACTCCACAGGCCTGGGCTTCTAAGATAGGTAATCCACAACCTTCTGCCCTTGAAGTTGATAGATAGACATCAAAGGTGTTATACATTTTAGCCAATCCTGAATCCCATAAGACATTTTTTTCAGTGGAAAATCTAACCTGTTTCTGTATGTCATACAATTTAGCTAATTCCACTAAAGAATATGCCTTTCCTTGCATTCCTTCTGGGTTCGCATGCAAGTAAAGCAAAGCATCTTTGGCTTTATTCTTCTTAACGAACTCTGCAAATATGCGAATCATTCTGGGGAAATCTTTTCTGTCCCACTGGTTAGCACCGTTAGTTCCCACTAAGAAAACATTTTCATCAAGGCCTATCTTTTTCCTTATCAGTTTTCTTCCTGCTTCTGTTTCTGGCTTATAGACTTTCGTATCTACCCCATGATAAATGATAGATGAATCAAGATTAACTTTTCTCAATTCTTCCTTCCCAAACTTAGAAAAAGCAACCCTTTTATAAGCATATTTTAAAGGTTCTGACATTGGTGTCGTAACAGGTTCTGCATCTACTGGGATATAAGGAATCCAGGGGACATTTAGTTTCTCCACTTTTCCAAACATAGGCCATATATCAAACAGTGTAATAACGACATCTCTTTTATACTTTTCAAAATAAGTAGGGATAACATTCATTCCATACTCTGCCCCACCTGCATCTAACATGTGAAAAACTTTATCTACGATATGAGAATGGCCTGAACTTTGATAGCCATGACAGATTATGTCATAGCCCTTCTTGACTAATCTCTCAACTACATTTTTGGTAACCCTTCCGTATCCTGACTCTACTGTAGGAGTTACGGATGACCAAAGAATCTTCAGTTTAGGTTTTTTCATAAAGATTATTTATGAAATCTGCCTTTATGCATTCTTAAAGCTCCAACCGTTTTGAATTCTTTTCCACAGACATCGCATTTAGAACCTGGAGTAACTGTCGGAGTTTCTGTCGGAGTTTCTGTCGGTGCAACAACTGTGGGTTGTATTGCCTCTGTTCTTTGATTTACTACTTCTTGGAAATGTGCTTCTTGTTCAGGAGTCTTTATATCTGGAATGTCACCTCTGAAAACTTTTGCCACTGGTGGCATTTCCTGTTGTTTTAAAAGAACTATCTCCTGTAATAATTCTTCTTCGTCTTTCTCTTGGATGTCTATTAACCTTAATTGTGCTAAAGACATTCCCATTAACTGTTCCTTTGTAGGAAAATTGTTTCTCATTGTATTGAGTTTATGTTTAATTATTAATCTTTTGCTCTTAAAATTGCTGTGTAATGACTTGTCGTTGTTGCTGTTGTTAAAATAACTCTAATCATTCCGAAGCCTTCTCCGTGAGCTATGAAAGCAAATGCCGAACCTGCTGCTGCAAGATTTACTGAAGCAACCCTTGTTTCACCTTTATCATTTGCATTAGTCACATTTGAAATCAATCTGTTATAAGCTGTCCAAGTTGTTCCATTATCATTGGAAAGTTCTACGGTAAAAGTTCCATTCGGAGTTCCATCTGCAGCAATAAATTGAAGTGAATAATCGCATCTCTCAGAAACATCAATCCCTGCAGAAGTGGTAGTAGCAACTACTGCATCAAGCAATTTTTCGTATGTTGTGAATGCCATTTTAGTTTTACTGAATTATTAATTAGACCTTTTGCCAGTTTATGGATAAGGGATAAAACTGGCAAATTCCCCGAATATCAAGAAAAACTACGCACCATCAGCTAATATCAAAGCACCACCGCCACCCCAGCAACCAGCAACAGTAAATAAATCGTTGGTTGAAGGAATAACGATTTTGCCAGAAGATTTAGCAACAGTAGTTGTTGAACCGTCAGCAAAACTGCATCTTGCAAGTATTCCACTATTAGCAGCTCCGATAGTAATGAATTTAGTAGCTAAACCGAATGTGCAATCTCTGATAACGATACCCATGTGATTACCAGCTTGAGTGATAATATAGCAATCTGCTACTGCTCCATTATTGTCAAGGAAATCACAACCGATTACTTTATGGTTTCTTGAAGGAACTATATCATCTCCAATCTGAATTGCCTGATGAGTAGAACCTGCTACGAATGTGCAACCTACTATTGTAGAATTGTAACCACCCCTGATAACGATAGATGCACCACAACCACCAATATAAGGAATTGCTAAGGTATGTCCTTCTCTGAATTCACAATTTCTGATAGTTGCTCCGCAAGAACCTGCATATAAGATGTGTGAAGCATCTGTTGAAGCTGCGTTGAACGAATCACCCATCCAAGTCAACATTACTCCAGCTGGAGTTAATGCTTGATTCATAATGTTCAAGTTCTCTAAGAGAACTCCTGAAGCATTAACCAATACTGCTGGGCTTGTGTTGTTGGCTGGTTTAATCTTTACACCCATATAAGGGTCACCTGCTGGTGTAGTTCCTACAATCTTCAATCCTGTCTTCGTGATAGGAATAGTTATGTTCTCTGCATAGACATTGGGTTGTCCCTGATTGACTCCCTGTAAAGGATACTTTGGTCTGACATAGATTGTGTCATAAGCTCCTGCAGCAGTTACTGCTGCTTGAATCGTAGCAAAGGGATGCTCCGCATCTCCATTGGCAGTATCTGAACCATTAACACCATCTACATAGTAAACTTCGTTGCTGAAGAATCCATCATAGGAATCTCCGCCAGAAGCACCTAAATTAGGTGTAGCCCAAATTCCATTGGGAAAATTAGTTATATTTGACATTTTATTATTTTTTTAAGTAGGAAAGATTAATCTTACTTACGGATTTGTTGTCAATATGAATAGGTATGTAGCCATTGCCGACCAATAAGACATTTTTATTTCCGTCTTGCTCATGGCCATCAATATCTATTGCATACTTTCCGCAAATAAAATCTACTTCTCTACCATTAACTTTTATTTTACTTTTGAAAGGAATATGATTTTCTTGTAAACGCCTTACGAATCTCCTTTCTGATTTTGTAAAGTGTTTTTTATCTATTATCATTGTCTAAAAGAATTGTGCTTGATAATAAGGGCAATTCCTATTGAGGGGCTTTTTATATAAAGGAAAGCCCCAAACCCCGTTATTTCACAAGAATAACTATGTTGTAGCTGCTGAACCGTAAACCCACTGCCAAGATTGAAAACCAGGTGCAAACATAACAGAACCAGTGTAAATCTTTGTTCCATTATTTATTACCTTGTCATCATCAAACCTTGACTTCCAACCCCACATCATTTTAGCCATGAGGCTGGCTCTTTCCATATCCATAACAAACCAATACTTGCTATATCCAGTTGGAATCCAGTAGGCGACTTTCAAATCAATCAACCCATTCTCAGTCAAAAAGACATTAGAAAGTCTGTTTGCTGAATCAGGATTACCGATTGACTTCAAGACCTCAAGTGCTTTTTCCTTGTTCTCTCTAGCTACGATTAATCGTAGTTTCTGACAAGGAAGCAATTGAATGCCTTTGTCGTCTTTATACCTGTCCATTGCCTGAATAGCAGTTTTTAAGTTGTCGTAGGAAAGGGGATTAGTTCCACCAGTATTGCTACCAGTTGAACCATCTCCCATTGGGTGGTCTGAAGCAAATAATGCTTTAGCATCTCCCCCAGTTATGAAAGTTGTTCCAAAACCAAGATACAGAACTTTAGCCGCATCAGTATTGATACGGGCATTTAATGCATTAGCTACGCCACCGACCAAATTGTTTATTTTCGGCCAGAGGTTAAACCTCAGCATTTCTTCTGTAATCTCAATAGCTTTAGTGAACTTCTTGGGTGTGATTGTCACACTATAACCAGAGTTAATGTCCTCTCTGTTATACGGTTCTTTCTCGCCTGTGGCTTCAGCTATTCCAAGACCAGTAAAGTTTTCAAACTTGCTGTCTAAGATTTCTGCATTATGGTCTGTTAGACCAATGTCAGCATAATCCAACTTTGTTGAAAGTTGGGTCTGTTTTTCATCCCAGATAGCTCTGATTCTTGGGTCAGCCAAGTCAAATAGTCTTTGTAAATCTGCCATAAGTTTTAATTAAAAGCACCGTTAAACTGAGGAATTCTAACAAACTTAACCAAACATTGTTTAAGTCCATCAGTTCCACCAACATTATTTGGGTCAACCTTAACTATCATTACCTGCCTGGAAGTTGTGGTTGTAACACCACTTGTAACATCAACTTGCTGAACTCCTGTCGCACCTGTGATGCCATAAAATGTTCCATAGTTGGTTTTGTTATCTGTCAGGGCTGCATTGCATCCCATTAAGAAAACATAATTCTCATCTGCTGGAATAAAGGCTTCATAGGTAGCCGTATTAGGACTCGGCATAGTAGCTACTTTAGCTGCTACACCTGCGATTGGGTCAGTGGCTGCATCAATTACTTCCAAAGTTCCACTTGCCATCCCTACAATGTCGCCAACTGCAAATACTTCTGATGCTGTTCCTAAAACATCGTATCTGTAATTAGTTTCATTATTGGGTGACTCGTAGAGTTTTGCTCCGTAAAGTGTCATATAAGTATAAACTGTATAAATGTTGTTTTGTCTATTCTATTCGGCCTTTCTGTTGGCTTTTTGTTTTTTGACAATAGCTTGATATTCCTCTACAGGAAGATTCCATTTGGCAAGTATTGCCTTGTCTTCTTCCGTAAGATTCATAGGGGCTTCTTGTTGAACTGGGTAGCCAGTTGCACCCTTTGATATTGCAATGTCAGAGAAAGCAGAATCGGCTTTCGCCTTATCTACTCTTTTCTGGCCTGCCATTTCAAGTAGCTCCTCTTGGTTTTCTGCAGCATAGGCCTTATCAAGATAAGTTAAGACACCTTCTTTAGTTCTCTCACTTATCTTGCCTTTAGACAGGGCTTCATAAGATGTAATCAATTGCTTGACCTTCTCTGAGTTCCCTGCCAATAAGGGTTTATCTGCTAAGAATTCCCTCAAAGCAAAAGAACGAATCTCCAGTTTTTCCTGTTCCATTTCTTGTTGAACAGGATTCACCTTATCACTGATATGTTTGTCCCAAGCTTGTGAGCTGGGGTCATCCATATCAATCTTTGGTAACTCAGGTTCTACAGATTGGACAGGAGTTTTTACTTCCTTTATATCCTTTCTAATAGTCCTAAGTTCCTCATTCGCCAAGTTAATGGCAATGTTGAGGTTCTGGAGCTGCTCTTGCTTCTTTAGAGCTTCCTTGTCTTCTACATTTTTTTGCTCTTGAGCTGGTTCTTGTGGAACTTGCTCTAACGGTTGAGCAGGTGTTTCTTTCACCTCATCACCGATTGGATTATCTGGCATAGTATTACTTGGATAACCCCCCAAGAGGGGACTAATGCTTTAATAATCTTCAGCCATAGTTGCTGATAAAGTTGCTTCTGGAAGAAGGAAAAATCCACAAGCAACTTCTAACAATAACTATTTCTTTTTTCTCTCTTTTCCCATATCTTCTTTCTTAGCATCTTCTAAACCGAATACTCTTTTCTTTGTCTTCTCAAACTTAGCAAAGGAAAATCTTTTCTTTGCACATTTAGTTTTTTTCATACCTTGAATGTTTTTTTTAATTGATTATTATATTTTCTTTTGTTGAATAGTGAATATAACTTTGCCTTAGTTTTTTTAGGTAGCTTTGGTGTGTTCTTCTCTCTTGCATAAACTGTCTTCTCATGCATCTTAGGGTGTTTCATGTGGTCAACCTCATGCTTAATTGTTTTTAAGACTTCGCCTGAACCCCTTTTTTTTGCCTTAGATTTATTAATCCTGATAGTCTTTTTATCATAATCAATCTCACCGACAGCACCTATAAGTTTATTATCTATTTTGAATTTGTATCCTTTCATAATTTTATATTCCAAATACTCTTTTTTTAACTTTCTCAAAATAATACTTGTTAAACTTCTTAGTCTTCTTTGTCTTTCCTGCTTCTTTCATAGCTATTGCAATAGCTTGGGCATTTGCTTTTGCTTTGCCAAACTTCTTTGTAGTCTTGGCAAATGTCTTTCCTTTATGAAACTCGGATATGTTTTTACTTATTACTTCCTTGGATTTACCCTTCGTTAGTGGACTCATTTTGTTTTGGTTTTTGAATTTTATCGTATGCTTTCTTTGACAGAGAAAGCAGTTCTTTTAAGGCAATCACCCTGCCTTGCTTGACTCTATGAAGTTCAATGTCTGTAAGTTCTATCATTCCTTCTCTTATCAAGACTGCTATCATGACTTCCATAATCTCTCTAAATCCAGTGAAAGCATAAATCTGTGCTAAGACATCCTGTCTGGCTGACAAATAATCTACTAATCCCTTAGGAAGTTGCAAATCATCTCTAGTTAATGGGTCTTCATCAAGAACTTTCCTCATATATTTGGATATTATTTTGTTTTTATCTGGTTGCATTTTGTGGTGCTGTTGTTTGACCTTGCTGTGGCATGTTAGGAAGACCTGCCACCTTTAATTGTTCTTCAAAAGGATTTGGTTGTCCTGGCTGTCCTGTCTGTTGCATTCCTTGTTGCATCATAGGATTCTGTTGTGCCTGAGGATTCTCCAATTCAAATTCTTGTGTCGGAATGTCCATTGGTTCTTCTACCCATTTCACTAACTTGGCTACATCACATGGAACAATCGGTTGTAAAGCTATTCTCCAAGCTGCGAATTCTTGTCTTCCTTTCTGGTCAAGGACTGAGCTTCTTTGATAAGAACTGTTGGTTATAATCTGAACTTCAAAGTTATAGTCTGTGAATGTATCCACTACGATAGCCAAGGCTTCTGTCGGTGTTCCTGTCAGTTCTCCCTGAGCTTCTGTTACTGATAGTTCATTCTCAAGATTCGCTCTTTCTTCATCATTGGGGCTTTCTATAATCTTGATTAACTTAGTTCCTTTCTTTCCGTTTGACAGTTGGTAGTCAGATAACTTCACATCTCTATAAGCTAACTTCTCAATTTCCTTTCCTCTCTTTCCTGTAATCTTCTCAACCTTTGGAATTGAATAAAATTGTAGAATATGGCTGATTCTTAACTCTGTCCTATCTCTTTCAAAGTTCTCTAAGAATGATGTGCTAAATCCCATCTTGGCCATTGTTTCTTGCTGTTGGAGCATAATCTGCCAGACTGGGAGTCTTCCACCTTTAGGACTCATCATAGAACCTGCACCCTGGACATTGCCTGAATTTTCATTGGCGAAATCTTTAGCCAATTGGAGCATGTTTGTTTCTCCTGCATTCACTCCAGGTAACTGAACGAACTTCCAGGCATTGACATCTCCAACTTTTCGTATCTTGTTGACTGTAAGTGTTTCGTCTTCAATGAAATCATCAGTGTCTGAACTTAATCCGAATGGAAGCATAGAGGCGTTGTTCTTATCTATCATCATGTTCCACATTGTGTTCAGCAAGTCTTGGTCGCCCTGAATTTTATGAACGAATGATGCACCCCAAAAGAAATAGTTATCAAAAGGTTCAAAGATACCTTTAGCAAAAGGATACCTGCCATCTTTAAACGGAATCGCACCATGATAAATGACTATGCTGTTTAAGATAACGCAATGAAAGTTTTTAGATTTATTGTAATAACGGATAATCTCTACCCTGTCCATTCCAAGTTCTGTCTGCAAAGTGTTTCTGTAGAATGTAGTAGGTTCTGAGGCTAAAAGATAAGCTGCTTTGGGAACTGATTTAAAGTTTGGATAGTGTCCGTATTCTGTTTCTGCTTCTTGATAAGATGTAATCTTTCTCCAGACTACCCAGGGCTGTTTCTGAATATCTGGCTGGTAAGGATTTGAAATATAGAAATCTTCTATCGGCACTAACTCTTGAAAGCAATCATCATAGGTTGTCTTCTTCTGTTTCTTTGACACAACCTTTCCATTCAATGCATCAAAAGAAACAGGGACATCAATCTCCTGTTCTGCTTTTGCATAGCCCTCATACTTGATGACTGTGCCTTTGGTAGTTACTTCTATGGCCGATTCAAGAAACTTAGCATCTCCGTTCTCTGCATTCAAAGAGTATTGATTTAAGTCTTTCAATACTTCTGCGAACTTCTTGTCTTCTAAGTTAGACTTCTTGTTGACTGCTGTTATCTCAGGTTTTGGAATGCTAAGTGCTGTTTTTGCTAAGTATGAAATAATCTGGTTTCTTGTGAAGTTTAAAAAGATTCTTGATTGTGATTTATCCAGTAAGGGTGAAGCTTTTGGAATGTATCCATTCCATCTTTTTGTCCAGTCATCTATGCAGTCAAAGAGATTTCTGCCATTGAACTGTCCGTATGTTTTATTAATAACCATTCTCCCTCTGACATAATCTTTAAGCACTGCTTGTTTAGCATCTGATTCTTCAGGTGTCGGTATGTAAGCAGTGGCAAGACTTGTGTCTTCTGTTTCGTATTTGTTTTCCATTTGTTTTATGAGTTATAATCTACTGTTTGATATTTCGCCCTGTGACTGTCAAATTGCTTCAGGGTTTCTCTTTCTTCTCTTGAAAGATATTTATCTTTATTTATAACTGCCTTTCTTGAAAAGGTCAGCATTAAAGCATCTGCAACATCAGGAGAACTGTATCCTTGCTTTCTCATTAACTCTTTAGGCATTATCTGCAGTTTGCCTGAACTGTCTTTTACTTTATATTTAATATCGCATAACTGCAGCCAATCTACATTTTCCTCTAACATTCCGCCAGATTTTATCCACTGTCTTAATAACCAATAACATTCTGCTCTTTTATTATCAAACTGTGCTTCATCATGAGGGCTTTCTGAAACCTTTACAGGTGAAATGTTATAGCATTGTTCAAATAATCTATCTACTACTCCCTTGCCTACTCCTATAGCATCTATGAATATGTTTTTATCTATAACCTCATACTCTTTAGCTAACTGGATTATTCTACCCACTAAATCCATTGTGTCGCTTGTTTGATATTTAAGGACTACTTTGGCTGCATTCGGCCACCTTAAAACTGCTACACAATAATCTCCCCCTGCTTCTGCTACATCCACTCCCATTCTTATTTCTCCAAAGGGTTGAGTTAATCCAATAACTAATTCTTCTTCTTGGATTAAGAATGTGTAACCTTGTTCATCTATAGTGTCTGCTTCAGGAAACTTATTCTCAAATAAGATGCTAAAATTAGGTTTGGTCTTTGCTTCTGCTATGAATTCTTGAGTATATCTTCCTTCCTTTATCGCTTGTTGATAATCTATATTAATATGCTGGTATAAAGGATTATTCCAACTCTTTAAAAAATGATTCCTATAAAAAGGATTTCCAATCTTGCAGTAGAATCCGTCCTTATGTCCTGCTATCATTCTGAAAATTGTAGATTCTATTACATCTGGAATCAAAGCACTTTCATCCTGGATAACTATCTCTGCACCTTCTCCCATAGCACTTTCAAAACCTCTTACTGCATTACTTGCCTGAGCTGATATAACAAAGATTCCACCGCCATTTCGTAACATTATTCTTTCTTTATTTTCTTCCATTCTCAGTCTTTCAAGTTTTGTATCTTTTTCTAATTGTGTATAAAAGATAGGGTCATCTCCCAAGTGTTCAATAAAATATCTCATTATAATCTTTGCTTTCTCATCTTTGGGTGCGACAACTGCTACTACTTTATGTTGAATTGCTGAAATAATTAAACAAGCTAAAGCTACAAATAAAGACTTTCCATACTGAGTGCTGGTCATTATCTGAACTCTGTTTGTTTTTCTTAGTATCAATGAGCCGAATATCTCTAACTGTCCTTCTGTCGCTATCTCTCCTACTTTCTTACCTTCTAATATAAAATAATTAAGTAACCCTTTGCAAAGTATTCTCTGTTTTGGTGTCATTTCTTATTTCTATAATTAAGGCATTTAATTTATTAATAGTCTGATTCACTTGGATTCTTTCTGTCGGTTCATCTGATAATAAGTTTATATTCTTGGTTAATAAATCTAATCCCATCAGATGTTTAGCATAATCTACTTTGCTTAAATCTTTCTTATTCATTGAAACTATTAATCTTTCTCTTTCCTTTACCATTTTACTTACAAAAGAATTGATAGTTGTCTTATATCCTTTTGTTAAAAATGCTTTATTAGATTGTGCAGAATTTACAGAATAACCATGTTTTATCTGCAGGTCTTTTTTATTTGGTATCTCACCATTCAATACTGTTTCCAATACATCTTGGGCAACTAATTTTCCTGCTATGCTTACCATGTTATTTCTTTTCTATTATTGTTGCTTCTTCTATATCTCCTACATCTTGTATCTTCTTTTCTTCTCCTGATTTTTCTTCAGGGAATTTTTTAAGATTGCACAACTCACAGGTAGTTGAAATACCTTGTGGCTGATACTGATTAATAGGTGCGATAGTTACTTCATACTTCTTCAGTATTTCATCTATCTCACCTTTGGCTTTTCCAGCTCTCTTCTGGAAATCATCTATTTTTTCTTGTTCTGTCATAGTATTGTATTACTATTAATAATTATGTCTTATGGGCGAGATTAATCGCCCTTCAGAATCCAGAAAAGGATTTGTGAAACGAGGATAAACCTCTCCCATAAAACAAAAAAGGCGGACTCACTTCAAAGAAACTAAACTGCTTTAGTAATTCCTTGAAGTCAATTCGCTTTTTTATCAGTAAGAATCAACTTCTGTCTTTATAATATGCTAATGCAACTATAGTGTCAAGGGTTAATATCCAAAATCACTGTGGAATGAAATACTTTATGTGTTTCTATCTGTCTTATGTTGCCATCTTTGTCCCATCTTATAACTTTTTCACCAGCACTTCCCACAGGAAAGGTAAATAAGTCATTAGCATAAGCAATAC